GCGAGGGCCACCGCATACGGATGGGCCTGCAGATTGCGGGCGAGGTCGACCACCGGGGAGGATGGTGCGACCTTCGAGGGGAACGAGATGGGGAGCCGATGCATGATGCGAAACGGGGACCGCCCCCGGAAATCCAGAAGCGGTCCCCTTCCTTCTCAGCGAGTTTTAGACCGCATCGCTATCTTGGATGATCTGGACATCGGTGGTCGGGCTCCAGCGGAGCGTGAGTTCGAAGGTCACCTTCTGGAGTTCCGCCGGCGTGGCCGTGCGGGACGGGTTGCCCATGACCCAGATACCCGAGGTCGGGAACCCGTGGCTGAGGTTGCTGGTGTATGGGGCCACCGTTGCTGGCGAGAGCGCAGCGCCCGGGTGGGCATTGGACATGGCGTCGGATACCGTCAGATTCTCGGCGTCGACGTTGGCCTTGATCTGCGGATTGGACATGATGTCCACGATGCCTTCGTGCCCGCGGTGGTCCTTTTTCCGGACCACGTCGCGCGTGGGAGACACCGCAAACGAGTTGAGCAGCAGGCCCGCGATGGGGGCCGCGACCCCGAAGGCGAACTGAGAGAAAGAGGCCGCGGATGTGCGGACCACAGCGGCCGCGAGCGGGTTGATGGGAGTGGCTGGCATGCCCTTTGCGCTGCCCGTCAATCAGGCCCAGAAAAGGCCCGGGACCGATGCCAGCGGATTCGCTGGGCGGGTCCATGCCGGAGTGGATCCGGGAGCCGGTTCCGAGATCCAGCCCGCAGCCGTCGACCAGAGAGCCGCCCGCGCGTGGCTGGTGCCGGGGCGCGTGGTCGGCGGCGTCGTCCCGCACCAGTACCCCCCCGCGACGATGGCCGTGGCGGAGCCAGCCGAGGCTGCATTGTACCAGTAGGGGATAAAGATCTCGGTGGAGTGATTGGCAGACGGCACCAGTCCCTCGGCCTCGTAGAGCCACTGGGACGAAGTGTGGGCGTAGACCCCAAGGATGGTGATGGAATCGGTAATCGCGCCGGCGGGCGTTTCGCCACCAGGGGGATCGATGGGAGAGGACCCGGCATTCTCTGAGATGAGGTATGCGAGGGCCGGAGGAAGACCGCTGGCCAGCAGACTCTCGAGCCCCGGCTCCGCTCCCGACTTGACCCGGAGGAAGCGGTTCTTCGTGCCATTGTAGTCTTCCCAGTAGACCGAGAACGCATGGTACGGGCCCGATTCCCCACCGCCCGAGATGGCCGGGTACGTGGCTTCATCAAGGTCGACGAAGATGTGCTCGATAGAAAAGCTGCACCGCATGGCATCGCCGGGGACTGGGTCCTGCTGAGGGTCGCCGTAGATGAGCCGGCCGACGCGAGCACCGCTGGCTTCGGTGAGGAACTGGAACGGGGCGCGGCCATTGAGGAACGCGAGCGCCCGGTCGCTGAGGTTGCGTCCCGGGTGGTAGTTGCTCAAGTTTTCCCCGGTCGGGTCCAGAGCCGTGGCCGCGACCGAGTAGATGAGCTGCGGCGAATGCCGGACGAAGGCGATGAGATCGCCGTTCCGGTTGTACCTGCGCCACTCCTGCCGGGATGCCCGGGCCGAGCAAGACTCGACGAGCAGGGCATCCTCCGCGCGGAGGGTGGTGATGCTGAGCGGATTGATGGGGACGCGGGAGCGGACGACCACGGCCGCGCCGGGAGCGATGGGAATGGGAGGCATGATGGAATCAGGGAATGAGGCCCGCGCAGATTATGCGGAAGCGGATGGAGAGAAGCGGATGGGATGCGTTGTCCTGCAGCCGCTCGACGGAGGACTCGGTGAAGTTGTTCTCCTCGATGCCGCCGATGACCAGCAGTCCCGCATCCGAGAGACGATCCGAGGCCCGCGAGACACCGCCGGACGGAAGGGCGATGTCGTTGGTCAGCAGGTTCTTGAGGAAGCCCGCGATGGTGTGGGCCTGCTGAGTCTCCCACGCATCGAGCGGCATGAGCAGATCGATGGCGCACTCGACAGACCAGAGGCCCTCCCATCGCTGAATGGCCCGCTGCGGGTCCGACTCGAGGAAGACGACGATGGCAGGCGTGGCCATGTCCTCATCGGCATCGGCGAGGTAGATGCGGACGCCGGCCGGGAGGACGGAGTGACCCGACGGGCACGGCGCGCCAGCTGCCCACGCGGTAGGCGGCTGACTGGCAGCGATGCCCGGGATCCCAGTGCGGATGACCCGGTCGATGGCGGCGAGGATGCGATCCTCGGGAGGAAATGCGGTATAGGCTGGCATGATCAGGCGGCGGTGCGGACGTCGAAGCCGTTGCGCTTCGCTGCCTCGCGGATGTTGCGGTCGGCATAGATGCCGAGGAGATGGTCGACTTCCTTGGCCGAGGAAGAGAATGCATCCGGCGCGATGCCCGCGATGCCCTTGGATCGCGCACCGAAGGCCGAGGCGAAGTTCTCCACGAGGATGTCGGCGGTCTCGGCGGTAAGCTTTTGCTCGTAGGAACCGGGCGGCCTGCGGTACTTCGGGAGGCGGCCGAACTCCGAGCGGTAGCGCTTGACCCGCCCGACGTCGGCAGTGGCATCGAGCGCAGGCCCGAGGCCCGCGCGGTGGATGCGGGCACCGTAGACCCGGCCTCGCACGAATTTGCCGACCACCCGGTAGAACTGATCGCGAGACAGCCGGCGTGCATTGCGGTAGTCGAGCATGCCGACGATCTTGCTGGCCAGCGTCCCGCGGTATTGATCGGCCGCACGGACCCGCTGGGTCTTCCTGCTCCGGAGGTTGGTCTTGCTCCCGATCGATGCGGGCCGGACGTTCGAGTAGGCCGTGACCACCGTCATCAGTGCGGTCTTGATCTTCCGGGGATCGGCAGCGCGGATTTTGTTGAGCGCGAAGGAGACCCAAAGCCGCATGGCATAGCGGGCGGTCTTGTGAAATTCCCGGCCGGTGAGTTCCCGCGAGGCGGCGAAGCGCACGAGGTTTTCCATGGCAGAGAGATCGACGACCTTGAACATTTTTTTCCGGGAGCGGGAAAAAGTTGGTACAGATGTGTGACAGTGAAATCTGTCAGACGTGGCGCTCCACTTCGATGCGCCAGTGGCTGTGGAATGAGGACCTGTCCGCGGAAACGATCCGGAACTTCGCCGGCGGCTTGGCCGGATCCGCTGCCCACTGGTACGAGGCATTCCGGACGGCAGAACCGAAGAGGATGATGTCGTCGGGTCGGGGATCGTATGGGATCGAGGCCGCATCGACCTCGATGGTGCGGGAGTCCGTCGCCATCTTGAGGAGACCCGCGGCATCGCCATTGCGACCGCGGACGGCCGACGACGTGCAGGGCAGGACGAGCGTGTAGTCCGTGCCGCCGCGGGAGGTCGGGAAGAATGCGAAGGTCCCATGGCCGAAGACCCGCTGGGTCTCCTGCCGGAGGAATCGAAATGTTGAGAGCGGATTCATGAGAGGAAAAGAAAAGCCCCCGACCCGGACGAACCGGTGCCGGGGGCCAACCAAACCAAAGGTTGGGTGAGTGTGTCAGCGCTTCTTCTTCCCGCTAACGGACGGGGCGGCGGAGTCCTCGGCTGCCGGAATTCCTTCCGTGCCGACGGGGCCCTTCTCGCCGATTGGGCCATCGGCTCCCGCAGGAACCTCCACCGAGCCCGGCTGGTCGTCCGGCTCGGCGGGGTCCTTGTCTGCGTCGAGGGAATCCGAAGAGGGAGCCGGGAGCTGTTCCCCAACTGCTCCCGGCTCGAGCGCTGCCAATTCGGCTTTCAGCGCGGCGATGCGGTCGGCCTTGGCTTTCGCCTCGGCCTCTGCTTTCGCTGACGCCGCGGCCTCGGCCTTGGCCTGCTGCGCTGCCTGCTCTTCCGGAGTCGTGAAGGTGACACGGCGGGTGGGCCGGCCATTGCTGAAGACGATCTCGATGACCGCAAACCCGCCCCCATCGTCGACGCGGGCCTTGGCATCGAGAGCGTCCTCCTGATCCGGTACGGAGACATCCGGACCGGCGATGAGGACGGGAGGAGACTCCGAGTCCCTGAATCCAACAGTGAAACCGTAGAACTGCATGATGGTAATGCTTCAGCCGATCGGATGGATCAGGCGGAGACGATGCGCTTGAGGCCAGCGGACTCGATGACACCAAATCCGTAGGCGCACTCGATGATGCTCTGAACGGTGTCGAGAGCCGGGTTGCCCCACTCGCGGTAAGTGAGGATGAAGGTCTGGTCTTCATCCATGTACTGCTCGTAGGCGGTGAGCTGGTCGCGGACGCCAGCGGCCGGAGCCACGGGGGCCATGGCAATGCCGATGGCGCTAGGGACAGCAATGAACCCGACGAGGTTCTGCGCATTCGCCGGAACCTTCGCCCCGCCGTAGTAGCGGAACCCGAGCAGGTCTGGAACCGTGCCGGTGCGGACGGCATCCGGGCTGCCGTAGTTCATGCTGCCAATGACACCGGAATCGGTGATGAGCTTGGCATGGTAGGCAGGATTGAGCACGAGGCTGCGGCTGCCTTCGGGGAATTCCGCTTCGATGGCAGCCTGCTGGAGGGTAGCCACGACGCTCATCGCCATCGATGCAGCCGAGCCGGTGTAGGCGGCCGCGCCGAAGTTGGCCGACGTGATGCTGCTGGCGATGTCGTCACTGACATCGGCCACCAGCTTGAAGACCTTCTGGGCCATGATCTCATCGGTCAGAAGACCGGGCTGATCGCGGACGTCCTGCGAGCTGTATCCAAGGGACTGGTACTTCCGCTTGTTGACGGTGATCGGCTTGGCGGAGACGGTGCCATCGCCAGCGACGTATCCATTGGCGGCGTTCCAGTCCACCGAAGTGGCGGATTCCAGAGGGACGTATGGGACGGCGACGACGTTGGTGCCTTCAAGGCGGACCGGGGTTTCGCTGACTTTGTAGGCGAAGGCCCGGATCATGCTGAGCCGGGGTTTGAGAGCGCGGACGATCTCAGAGAGAACCGCTTGGCGCTTGAGATTGGAGTCGATGATGGCTGCCATGATGCTGGATGGTTATGGGCTGGGCGTGGTGGTGATCAGTTTTTGCCGAAGATCCGGTCTTTGTGCTTGGCGAGGAAGTCCTGCCGTTCCCGGATGGATTTGCAGTTGGCGAGCTGCTCTTCGAGTTCCTTGAGGCTGGCAGCTTCGGAAGACGTGGCGGCAGGGATAGTGACTGCGGGGACACCGAGGGAGCGGACAGCAGCGCCTACTCCTTCGGACACCGCGGCTTCGAAAGCGGCGGCGGGATTGGAAGCGGCATTGGCTCCGTGTCCCTGACTCTGCAGCCACGCGCCGATCCTCTCAAGGTCTGCGCGCTGGGCGGCCACTTCCTGCTGGAGGGCGGCGATGGTGGCATCGCGATCGGCAACAGCGGCGCGCAGATTGGTCAGCTCGGCCTCGTGACCGGCGATGGTGGTGGCCAGTTGCTTCTTGCTGGAGGCGTAGGCGGCGATGCGGGAGAGGAAGCCGGGTTCTCCTTCTTCCTCCTTCCGGGCCGCCGGCGCAGGGGTTGATTCAGGCCCCTGCGCCGGGGCTGGTGCTGGAGCGGCTGGCGTAGATGCCGCGGGTCCTGGTGGCGTAGCAGGAATCGGTTCTTGAGCAGAGGCATTCCCAATGAGGAAAGCGATAGCAGCGGCGGCTGCGAGAAACTTGATGTGATGGCGCATGTGGTAGGCGGTGGCTGGTGCGGTTCTTGTGTCCTTTGCGCACCGCGTCAAAGCAGAGCCCCGAGGAATTCCTCGAAGGTCGGAATCGAGGCGGAGTCGACCAGACCAGACGGGGCCAGCCGGGCTTCCCATGCCTGCCCCTGCATGGCGGCCGCGGTGATTCCGCGGCGCTCAGCCATCCAGCCTTTGAATTCGTCGCTGTAGGTCTGCACCATTTGGCGCATGTGGGCATCGTGGGCATCCGTGATCGGCCCAGCGCCGAGGCCCTTGAGGGCTGAGTCGGCAGTGTAGACTCGTTTTTCCACTCCGAGCTTGGCCCAGAATCCGGAGGCATCCGAGAGACTGGCGATGGTGCCGATGCTGCCGACGTATGCGCCCGGCGCAGCATGGATGGCATCGGCCGCGGCGGCGAGATACATGCCAGCCGAGGCTGCGAGCCGCTGCGAGTATGCGATGACCTCGACTCCGGGCCGCATGGCCGAGATGCTGCGGAGGGCATCGGCTGCGGCGCGGAGGCCGAGGACGGATCCGCCAGGTGTGTCGAGCTGGAGGATGAGGGCGGAGATCTGCGGATTGCTCGCCACCGTGCGGACTGCTTGATGGATCCGGTCGAGGTTGAAGACGCCATACCAGTCTTCCATCTCGGGAGATGCACCGGAGACGATGACGCCATTGATGGGCTGGATGGCGACGACCCGCGCGCCCAGCTGCAGAAGGCGGAGAGCGTTGGGATGGCCTTGGACATCTTCATCAGCTGCTCCGCGCGAGGATTCCGCCCGGATGCGGACACGGCCCGCGAGGTAGTCCTGCATAAGCATGGGGACGTCGACGGCGACCGGATGGCTGGCCAGAGAAGCGAGGCCGAAAGCGGAGAGGAAATTTTCGATATTTTGCAGGGTCATCGGAAAAAGTTGGTACAGATGTGTGACAGTCAGGATTGAGGCGGCGGAGACCCTGCCGATGGCATTAGGAGGGAGGGGTCGATGCCGGCCGCGGCGCATTGCTCCTGGGCAAACTTGAGTTCCGCGACCCTCTGCTTGATCTGGTCCTGCCACGTCTCGCCCTGCTCGCCGTATTCCATGGCCCATGTGGTGAGGCCGGTCTCGAGTCGGCTGCGCTGGGCGGCCGCGTCGCGGCCTTCGTCGATGGTGACGCTGCGCGGGTAGTTGATGGCATGCCGCCACCACCGAGGGTCCTTGGGCCGTGGGACCTGCCGGGTGCGGATGGCATACTCGACGCGGCGGATGTAGTCGACGACGGCGAAGCCCACCTGCTTGTCGAGCCATGTGAGCCGCCACTCCTGCGCTTGACGGAGCACAAAGCGAACCCCGGGGCCGGTGAGCTTGTCGAGCATGAACAGCAGCTCCACCGGGACCCCGAGGCCCATGGCGATCTGGGCGTAGATGTCGTTCTTGATAGCCGCCTGCGACGGGAAATCGCGGCCGTCGGTGAGCGCCTTGATCGAGGCGCCTGGCGGGAGATTGGCAATCTCGCCCCGGTCGACGACCTCGTTGATCTTCCGCGGGATGCTGGCAGATGCCGGAACCCCGGGCATGGGCCGGGTGCCGCCCTCGGCCAGATTGTCGATGCGGCTTTTGCCCGAGAGCGGATTGATGTCTGCCACAACGGCTCCGGCCTGACGCTCGACGACCAGCCCGAAGAGGCCGTGGACTTTCAGGATCTTGCGGAGGTCGTTGTCGATTTCCCGGTAGTCGAGGATCTGACTGATCGCGTGGATGAGGGCCGGGGTCCCGCGCGTCGATGAGTGGGTCTCGTAGTTCGCGAAGAGGTGGGCCGCGGCGGCTGGAATGACGACATCGGAGCCGGAGGACGATTCCGAGCGGATGTTGTAAGCGAGGTGGCGGTAGTTGGGGCCGAGGCGGACGCCGTCGCTCCATTCGTCGCCTGCGCCACGCGTCGGATTGTCGACGAGAGCAGACTCGACCGCCACCACGATGGGCGCGCCGGTGGCATCGGTGGCATGGACTGCTAGCATGTCCCCGTCGCGGAATGTGCTGAAAAGGGCATTGGTCAAAAACTCGGCAGCAGTGAATTTCCCGGTGGCGTCGTAGGCTCCCGGCCTGCGCTCGTAGGTCTCGGTCCACCACTCCTGCAGGGCAGCATTGAAAACCGGATCGGTGGTGGCTGGGCGGATGCTGATGGATCCGACCCATCGGGCGAGGTCGCGGGTGGCCTTGCGCGCCGGCGGGATGTTCCACGCTGCCCACTGGGATCGGCGGCGGGCTTCGCGACGGGTGTATTCCTTGAACTGCTGCTTTCCCGAGAGATTCGGGAACCAGATGTATCCGCGATCCTGCGAGTCGTCGGCCGAGGCGATGCCGGACGTCCATGCCGCAGGGGCAATCTCTTCTGCGATGTCGGATGGTGGGGTCATTGGATGCGTCGGAAGGAGAAGTCGACTCCGGAATTGACCGGGCTGCGCACGAGATCAGGATTTGCCCCGGTGGAGGATTGCTTGAGGTAATCGAGCGCGGCATTGCAGTCCTCGATGATCTGGCCTGCGTTCTCGATGCTGATGGTCATCGAGGAGCCCTCGTAGTTCCGGGTGGTGGTGCCGCCTTCCATGCGGACATCGAGGGCCACCTTGCGGATGCCCGCAATGTCCTCGGCGGAGTAGGTTTCCGCGAGAGCGCGGACGGTGGAGGGATCGGCTGGCATGTCCTTTGCGGGCGGGGTCAAACCTGCGTTTGCTCGTCCTGCTCGACGGCATGGATGAGGACGAGGCCGTACTTGAGGAGGTCGGCCATGTCGTTGGGGCGCGCGGCGTTGCGCTTCCGCCATCGCAGCTCGCGGACGTTGCCCTTGTTGGGCTTGTCGTAGAAGTGCTCCATGTTGCCAATCTCGGCGAGGATGTCGTCTGGCGTGTCGATGGGCAGATGGATGGCGGGCCGGGTGCTCCGGCCGTCGGCGGCCTTGGCGATCCGCTCGATGTGCAGCTCGTGCTCCCAGTGGTCGGCCTTGATGCCGATGAGGCGGACAAGGCATGCCTCGCCGAAGGCGGTGCGGCCCTGATATTCCTTGGTCCATCGGGGAGAGACCCGAGCCATGCGGTCGGTCGCGGCGGACCGCCCGCGGATGCCGACCCACCGGGTGGATCCGCCAGGCGTCGACCCGCCCATGGCTGCGAGGAAGCCGGTCACGAGGTCCTCCCGATACCCGGTGTCGATGCAGGCGATGGCGACGGTCCACGGATTGTCCGGGTCGTCGCGATCCTTGAACGGCCGGGCCTCGATGACGGATGGGAGGTCCTCGAGTTCCGGGACCGTCCCCCAGTCGAGGACCCATTCGGATCCGTCCCACCCGGCGGCAAAGATCGCCCATTTCACTTCGCCGATCTGGCCGACGTCATTCCCCTGCCCCCGCTGCACGTCGGCGGTGAGGCCGAGGAAGCGGATCTCTGCGGAATTGAGCGGGATGGTGAGTGCTGGCTGACCATCCCACTTGAGTCGGCGGTACCCTCGGCGGAGCTTGGCGACAGCTTCGTCCGCGGGCCGCTTGGTCTGGTAGCGCGCGAACGGGCGGCCGAGGAACTCGGTGTGGAAGGCTTTGATGCTGGCCTCCGATCCAGCCTCGCTGGCATCGATGAAGGCATTGGCAATGGCTCCCCAGCGTCGGGACGCGAAGGCTTGATTCAGCAGGGAGGAAACCGCGAGGGAGCGATGCGCGACGGCGGGACTGAGGTTCTGGGCGACGAACCGGCGGCGGGCGATCATGTCGCCCTTCGCGGATTCGTCGATCCGTTCTTTGCAGCCGGCGCATTCGTAGTAGGTCTCGGTGAGAACGCGGTCGCGATTCCACACCGGGCGCGAATCGGCCTCGGCGAACGGGAGGGATTCCTTGCAGTGGCCGAAACGCAAACCTTCGAAGACCAACTCTTGCCAGTGGCCACAGTGGGGACATGGAACCTCGCAGCGCTCCTGCGTCCCTCGGAGGTAGGAGGAATGGATGACGGTCTCGCGAGTCACCACCGGGACGCGGCGGCCGGTGATGGGGTCCTCCTCGTAATCGAGGGCGTCGTCCGGAGTGGAAAACGCGAGGAGGCGGGCGTCGTCGTCGCCGGTGATCCGGCCCTCGAGGAGGGTGAGGGACGGCATGCCATCGATGAGGTCGTGCTTCGCCACTTCGTCCGCGATGCTGATGGAGGCTGGCTTCGAGATGAATTCGGAAGCGGACTGGCCACCCCCGAGGTAAAGGGTCCCTCGGGAGTACCGGAGGGCCATGGCAGTGGAGGTCTTTTCATTCCGCTCGGCGCGCAGCTCCGGGTATGCGTCGAGGACTGGCGAGAGACGGTCGCGGGCAAAGTCGCGGGCCTGCTGCCGGCAGTCGGTCACGAAGATCATGTTGCCGCCTCGATACCTTGCCCACCAGGCCAGCCCATGGAGGGCGATGGATGAGCAGCCGGACTGGGAGTCTTTGATGACGCAGGCGGTGCGGTTTCTGATCGGTCGCTTCGAGCCGTCGGCAAAGACGACTTCGGTGGTCGGCTCGCGGAGGAATTCGAAGACCCAGTCGGCGAGGACAGAGAACTGGGAGAATTCCCAGACCTTCCCGGCGGCTGCAGCCATGCGGTTGTGCTGGGCCGGGATCGGGAGTCGGTGGCCTTCGACCCAGTCCCGGATGCGGGGCTCAGGCTCGAGGACAGGATGCGAGCGGATCAGTTCGATCCAGCTGCCCACCAGGCCGAGATGGATGCGCCGGTCGCTCATGCCACGAGGAGGTCTTTGATGGTATCAGGTGATGCCGCGAATGCCGACCGGACGGCCTCGACGGCCACGTCCCGCGGGACGTGCGGAACCAGCCCAGCCACAATGGACTGGGCGAGCGCCGGAAGGAACCGGACGAGGGCGGAGTTGACCTCGGCAGGATCGAGCAGCTCCCGCATTTTCTCGGCCCGGGACCGCTGCATGATCAGCAGCTCCGATGCCTCAGACCACCGGCGGCGATGCACTTCCTGCGCAGCCTCGGATTCCCCGGTCGCGACCGCCTGCAGGTAGCGCTGATGCAGCCGGGCCTCGTCATCCTGCAGCCTCGCGATGACGGACCGAGTCGAGAGATCAACCTCTGGCGCATCAATGACCGGAGGTGGCGGAGGAGGAACCGGATCGGCGACGGCCGCCGCGGGAGCCGGGGCCGATTGCGCCGGCGGAGCCGAGGCCCGCGCGGCAGCCTCGATCAGAATCTCAGGGACGGCATGCTTGAGATGCCCAGCCTCGCGCATCTGCTGATACCAGAGGATCATTTGCTCCGGATTGCCCAGCGGGGCCGGGATGCCTTGTTCCGCGCCCAGCTTCCGCCAGCGCTGCAGCCGACGCTCGACGGCGAGCGAGCGCTCCTCGCAATACAGATGCAGGTAGGCAGCCGTACCGCGGACATGCGCCGCGCCCGGCTCGAGCCGAAACCCATCCGCCGGAGCCGGGTCGGCCACAGGTCCAGCCGAGCGGTCGACCAGCTCGAGATACCGCGCCCACTCGCGCGTGTCCGGTAGGACCTTGCCACGACTGACCAGAGCCTCGAGGGCCCGCAGCTCAGCAGCCTCCCGCGGAGACAGAGTCGATTGATCCATGCCCTATGCGCGCCGCGTCAAACGGCACGACGACAAAGCCGACAGAAACTTTTCCGGATTCCGGCGCGCCGTTTGATCGCGGGTCGGGAAACTCGCGTCGCATAAACCCCGCGCAAAAGATTCCTTTGCCCGCCGGGCCCCGACATGTCCCGACGCCCTGCCCGACCGTCCTTGAGGAATCCGACAAAATGCAGACCTGAAGAACGTCCTTTCGCGTTTTTCTCGGATTCAATGCTTTCTGGATTATCTCAAGAGTAGGTTCACAGGTCTGAAAGGACTGCATATGTATTCATTCTAAGGGGATTGCGGGCCAGAATCTTGCGAACCTGCATCGAACCTCTGCACACCTTGGCCCCCCATGCGCATCATGCGCCGACCGCTCGGCGCGTCGATTTGCCGCTTCCGATCCGCAAAACCGCACACCTGTCAGACGTCCGCGAACCTCGCACCACACCGAGGGAACGGGAGGTCTGCAGGCAAAGGAAAGGGCACCCAGATCGCCCTGAGTGCCCCTGCTACCCGCCGACGGCCGTCGCCGCCTCTACTGGCGCACGCACGAGTAGGTCGCCTGCCGCGCCCCCTCCCGGCTCCCGAACTGGTAGTTCCGGCCCATGCTGTCCACGAACATCAGCCCATTCACCAGCCGCTTCAGCACGCTGCCGAACCTCGTCGCCATCGGCCGGTCGAGGAAGGCCGCAGCCTGTTCCCTCTTGTCTTCGGCCGTTGGATCCCGGCGCACCACATCCCCGTCCTCGTCAGTGTGCTCCACCGGCTTCCATCGGCCCTTCCCGGCATCGAGGTCACGGTAGACGTCATCCCATGTCCCGAGGGCCTCGACGAAGAGCCCGGCCTTCCGCGCAATCGGCACCAGATCCGCCAGCTTGATGGCATGCACCTGCCGACCTTCGACCAGCTGATCGAGCGCCCGCTTCGCCAGTTCCCGCGCATCGGCCAGCAGCGGATTCCCTTGGATGTCCGCGGGCTTCTCCGTCGGATCCCCCAGCACCGCATGGATGACGACTTTCGGCACCACGCGGCACCATCCTTCGAATGATCCAATCT